TCGTAAACGTAATGATTCTCAACCCCACCAGTGCTTTCCGAATTCTCAGAAGCGCCAGACAAGCGAGAAATATCCATTGAAGAGTATAATTTCTTGAATCGAACAACTTCCTTTTGTCTCTCGATTCCGTCTTTTGGTGTTTTTGCACTATCAACGTACTTTTGCAAAAGCATAGCCAAATCGACAGTATTGATTTTCTTTAGTTTGTCCAAACTAATATCCATCTTCTTCAAAATTGCCTTAAACTTGGCTGAGTTAAAAGCCAAAGCATCGATTTTGGAAAACACAGAATTGAACAATTCTTTCGTTTCGTTTTGCATTTTTCCCACGTATCTTTTTTCACTGCTTTTCTTAACAAAACCATTTTTGATTAACTCATCAACTTCATCTTGAACTCCAACAAAATCTGCTTTGGCAACTCCTGCAATTTTATCCGTCATGGACTTAAGAAACTTGTGGACTTCATCAAAGATTTTCACAAATTCAGAGCATTTATCTCTATCTCCACGTGATTTCAAGTCTTGATTGATCTTTTTGAACAATCCGGAAATCAACGCAACATTATGGTACAGTTCCATGTTCAAAGTATCAATTTTTGATATTCGGTCCGAGATTGTTGTAGTAGCGCCACCGATGAACTGGATCACTTTTTCCATGGAACCCCCTTGAAGATCCCAATTTTCAAAACCTCCTCCGAAGAATAACTCCGCGAAAGCTTCCGTTTTATCAACCGACATAGAGCCTCCTTTTGCAAGATGACCCCTGAAAGATTGAATACTTCCTCCGATGAATTCAATTTCATCATTATAATCGATCCCACCTCGAAGTCTTTGGACTCCAGTGGCAAGATCGTTTACGATATTATCTAACATACCTCCAGTTAAAAGTAATTCATGTGACAAACTGCTAATTAAACTTCCATCGTTTCCTCCTCCAACAAATGATGCAGAAGCAAAATTGTTAACGAAGTCTTGGTGGATTGTAGCACAGTCACACATTATTGGTTTAGAACCAGGTTATAATGTTCAGAAAATTTTTAATAATATATTATTTTTTTCGCGTAATGAAAAACTATGGCGAAAGATAGTAAAGATGGATATTGGTCTGAACAAGCGGTTTTCCTCCGCGAACATTATCCGGATTATTGGAGATTATTGGAAAGAATGAAGGTGTGGGTAGATGTTCAATGTATTGTCATCCCAACAAAAAAAGTTATCCAAGAAGCGACCAAAACACTAGAAACCGCCGATCCAATGGAACCAAAATCCGATGAGATTGTCAAGAATCTAAAGATACATTTCTTCAACCATACTTTCCGGCAAGTGATTGATGAAAATTTCAAAGGTGGTGTCGTTGATGGACCCGGTAAAGCCCCTGGATTGTTTTCCGTAGACAATGGAAAGGTGACTATCAAAACTGGACCTAAATGGAGAACTGTTGCAAAGGGAAAGATCCTTAATGTCAAGGGCTATCCAAATATTAAAAATGACGGAAGAAAGAATTTAAGTTTCATCGAATTAACTGAAGGTGAAATCGATAAAGAAGGCAACTCTGACATTCGCGGATCCTTCGAAGGCGGTGTAAGTATGGAACCGGTTGTAGGCAACGCCGACACTTATGCAATCAAGAAATGTGCAAACTCAATGACCGTTGAATCTTGCCTCACTTCCGGATTGGATTTTTATGCTCCATTGATTTCCGGATTAATCTTTACTTTAGAAGAAATGGGAGAAGGAACCTGCAAGAAATATGCGCATTTCTTCTATCCATGTGCCGCCTCCACTTTTTATGCTTTGGTTCAACCCCACAACAAAAATGGACAATTCTTAGCAAATGATATTATCAAGAAATGGTTCTGCGCACCAAAATTTAATTGCGATCATGCGGAATACAGAAATAATTTCGTGACAAAATATGCATCCGGTGGCGATCGACTCAAGTATGCCGAGAAATTCTCCTCATACCCAGAAGTCAAAGATTTGCAAGACCATTTTGCTAAGATTTATGATAAATTAGTTCCTGAATTGTTCGGCACTGAATTCTCACCAAAGGAAAAACTCTGGGCAGATGAATTGGCTTTCCGAATTGCTTCTGTATTCAAGGATGATCCCCGAAGTGCTGAAAAAATTGACGGGCTTGCACGAATTAGTTCTGGTGAAAACATCGCAAAAGAAAGTCTCTTCACTGATGCCGATTTCTGGAGAACCATGATCGCTTCCGGACACGAAAAGGAAGTAGACAGTTTCTTCCGCAGTGATTGGATTTTGCACAAAAACAGCAAAGTTGTGGAATACAAGAACATCCCAACAATGCCACCTTACATCGCTCGGGTCTTAAAATTTAATTCGTAAAATTTAAATTTTAGAATTTTAGAATTTAAAAATCTTGGACGATATCAACTCTTTTTTCATTTGTGCTTTATCGATTAGGCTTTGGTATTCTTGATTTATTTCATCCAAGATTCGTTCTTTGTCCACTTTGAAAGCATTCGTGTTTAGTGTTTCGCATCCGGGATAACTGACATATTGCAAATTCGGAAGCATATTGATGTCCCCGACTAGATTGATTTTTTTAGAAACATTCAAAACTTGCAAATTTGAGTGACAAAGAAACAAACTACCGCCTGGATGTTCATTCCGAATATTTAAAATCCGAGCATTCTTATTGGTCAAATTCTTCAAATCGTAATTAATCGCACAATCAACGGTTAGCATTGTATCGCAATAATTCCTACTCAATGGATGCAATTGGCACATCACCGAATTGTTGTTGATTTCCCGAATCATGTTTATCTCGGATTTGTTTGATTTGAAAATATATCTCGGCTCAATCAAAGGAATCTTAATGAATGAAATGCAACTTTGCTCTTCATGTGATATGAGAATATCGGAAGAAACATCCGGAATGCAACTTTTTGCGTAAATGATGTCTGCGAACTTTAGGTTTTCTAAATAATCCGAGTCAATGTTTTCTTCCGCAAAAATAATTAAGTTCACTTCGAACTTCCTTTCGAGATAACGCATCAATATATCGTTTTCCCCTTTCTGCACTAAACGCAAAGAAGGGCAATTAGCAATTCGAAACCGATCCGAGCAATCAATAATTACATGCTCGTATTGATAATGATTTATGATCTGTTCCGCTTTGTATTTACCTTTTAGGTTGAGGTATTTTCCATTTTGCAGAATTTCGCTGAGCAACATTTTAATAACTTTAATTTTTTGAATTAAAAATAGTAATAAATATCAAATGTATCCTACTATCCATTGCGATGTTTGCAGCAGAAATTTATATTGCATAAATATGGCTTTCAAGCAACACAAAGAAAAATTGTTTCGGGAATTTAAAAAAACAGGAAAGCCAGAATATGGAGATGAACTTTTTAGCACTCCAGCCATTGAGTTTGTAAATGATTTTCGCTTAAAACCTTGTTGCGTTACAGTAATTCTTTGTCGCCTCGATCCAACCATAGAGGTTTACGGGCACGAAGCTTTAGATCAATAAATCACCAGGGATTGGATGGATCCTACCAATTTGTATTTCGGTATCCGGAATGCGAATATAAATTTCTCCATCTTTCAATAAAATATTCTCCTTAATCTTAACTTTTGCTGGATCAACTTTATATTGATTGAAAATAAAATTAACATTCTCTCCTAAATTTCCATAAACATTATAGTTCAGCGTTAAATTCGAAATCAAAACACCAAAATACATATCTTTAACTTTGGAAAAATTCTTATCACCGATGATGTTCAAATTGATATTTTCAAAAACAGAAGGCGCACAATGAATTTCCTCCACACCAATAAATGGAGGTTGATTGCCAACATGAATTGTTTTGCCTTTTATCTCGCGATTGTTGGTTCGCAAAATCGGAAGTGTTGTTTTTTTTAAAAATGGCCAAAACGTTGAGAGCAATTCAGGTCCGCGGGTTTCCATTGATCGGCAATCGATTACAAATGTACCATTCGGGTCGACGCGAAACCAATACTCGAAAAACCTCCATGCGGGCTTCATTCTCTCCAGTATTTCCTCGTGCATTTTCGGGGTGCCTTTGTAATCGTAATCTTGAAAGGTCGGGATAAACATCCAGTATTGCTTGATTCCACCTAATTCTAATATTTTGAATTCCGGTTTTGGATCCAAATATTTAATGCGAGAATGGTTGTTATTATCCAATCCTTGATTGTGCAAAACTGCCCTGTAATGATTGTCTCCAACTGTTCTGCTCCGATCGATTAGCTTTGTAAGCAAAGGACTCGTTTCCATTTAGTTTTTCACAAAATTCCGTTATTATAAATATTCCCTAATCGATCTTTGAAAATGTATCCAGGATAAACCACATTATCCGCGAAACTTGGATCAACTAGGCTTCCATTTGTATATTTAGCCGGGGCGGATCCCAAAACATGATCGCGACCAAATTCCTGAATGAACATAATTGCGATCAATTGCGAAGATGACATCGACTTGTCGTTGATTCGAACATAAATCGGAGGTGGATCGGGCGAATCATAATAGAATGATTTCTTGACAGTTTTTATTTTCTTGCTGAATATTTCTCTGCCGCGAAAATGAATAGTCATGTTGTTTTTTTCGAATTCGATTTTTGCCACATCCGTTTCCATATCGGTTCCGGTTATGATCGTTTTGGTGGATGGCAGCAAAGCATAAAGTGCAGAATAGAACACAGTAAAATCACCACCCACGTTTCCGCGCAAATCGATAATTACCTTATCTGGCTTTTCCTTCAATCCTTTGTTTATCAAACCTTGAGTGTATTTGATTAACTTTTCATTATCCTTTTTTGTCATGTAAATGTAGTGCGATGGAAAATAGATCTCCATTATCGATCCACTCATCGTGAGTATTGGCATGAGCGGGGATTCGATCGTGTAATTTCTGTAATTGTTCGCGATAATATCCACAATGTTTTCATTCTTCTCAACTTTCACGTTCAGCAAAGATCGGGAATTGATAAAATCCAATAAGCCGGAATACATTTTAAAAAAATTTAAAATATAATTTCGAAATTATGAAATTCTAAAATCATAAAATATAAAATTCCAAAATATAAATTTTATATTTTAGAAATTTTAGAAATTTTAGAATTCTAGATAATCTGATTTGTTTGGCTTAACAAACTTTTTCCCCTTTAAAATTGGATCATCAACCTCACCGAAGGGAAAGACAAACAAACCTATATTTGTATTTTGCAATTGGACGGTTGTGATGGCACCACTTGTATTTGAATGCCCCCGAATTATTATGTTTTTGTTGTACTTTTTCAATAGATAGCAAGAGAACTCAGAGGCGGATGCAGTATTGTGATTAACGAAGACTTCTATTTGTGAAGCATGAACTTTCTGGTGATTGACAATATAAGTTTTTGTAACTGTTCGGGATGGATTGTTCCAGGTAATTATATCATTTTCTACCTTGATATCGATTAATCCCTCTTTGGATTTCAAAGGAATCGAGAAGTCTTCAGGAAGAAATGGCGAAATGTAATTAAAGAATGTGGTAAGCACGCCACCAGTATTCCCTCGAAAATCCAATATCCATTTTTTTGGCTTGAATGTTTCCAATTCCCGAATAATATCGCCAGCCCGAAGAAATGCATTCATGTCGCCATCTTGATATTGATATTTTCTGTCTTGTGGTGGAAAGTAAATCACCGCAATCCCATCGCTGAAATATCCGCACGGCAGAACAGGCCCATGATTCCAATATTCATATGGAAAATTGGCGATGCAAAACGAAAACTGAAGATGTGTAATGTAAGAATCTGGCGGACCATTTTTGAGTACTTTCTCTCGCAATATGGGCGGAAGTGTATTCAATGTATTCGATATTTTTTTTAATTCACCAATTCTTTTTTGTGGTGTTACTAAAAGTGGATCTTCAATAGAGCTCATTTATGAATCAATACAAAAATTTTCTAGTTAATAATTTCCTGAAGAAAATCCGCGCCAGATCGATAATGGAACTCCCACCGATTGATCCCGGCATGTTCTGCTGTTCGGCGGAATTTATTGGATTCACTAAAGTGGTGCTGTCCTATTATGACCCACATTTCTATTCTGTAAGTTTGGATGATCACATAGAATCCAGATCGGTCATGGTGGAAACCAACAATGGATATAATTATTTTTACATAACTTCGAATAAGAAATATCTCAGAAATTATAATTTGTATGAAATGCTAATCGATAATTACAAATCAACAACAAAATATGTTTTGTCCATGTATTCGATTACCAACACGATTGTTTTCTTGGTTTATATGCTGCCTTTTATGGATGAGTTTGACGAGGAAATATATGGATTCCAGATTACATTCCAAAAAGGAAAGCTAACACTGAAATCGAATTACACGGCTTATTCCGCGTCATTCAAGTATTCCGGACCAAGAGTAATGTACACCGAATTAGTTGTATTTGGCAATACCTATTCTGCTCCGATTTTGGCAAAAATCTTCCCTGATGCGAAAATCTATTCACCACAGAAAACAACCGATCTGTTTTATAGTATGGTAATATACAACGGGGTAGATCGATTCACTTTAAATTTCAAAGTGGAAGATACATTACCCAACATATCCTTTGACATGCCACCAAAAAAATATTGGTCGGGTAAATAAAATTACAAAATTACAAAATTATAAAATTATAAAATTATAAAATTATAATTTTATAAATGGACATTGTCGAAATCGTAATTATTCTCTCGATTATATTGTTCTTTACTTTACTCTTTC